CTAGGCTCAATCTTTGCGGGACGGTGAATCGTTTAAGGTAACGAGGGACAGAGTCCCTTTCGGCCACAGCCTTTTCCAGTTCGACAACTTTCCCATTTCTGGAGTCCTCGTACTGGTAAATAGGCATATTAGCTATAGTTATTCTTATCCGATTCCTCGGCCATCTTCATCATCTTTTCCTCTTCGGACATTGAGTTTTCACCTTCGGCCATGTCTTCCGACTTGTCCTTGGATTCACTCTCGGTCATAGCATGTTCCACATTAACGTGGGCAACGCCATTCTCGATCATGTCAATTGTTCCAGAGAGTTCTACAGAATCACCTACTTCTGGCGAAACATTCTCACTTCCATCGTTCATCTCGAACTTGGAAATAGGAAGCATTACCATTCCAGATTTTAACATTTTATTCATAGGTTTTTCAGATGAGGAAGAGGCTGGGGAGGTTTGACCCTCCCCAGCTTTCCGAGGACTCATAGCGATTACTAGAGTTCCCATTTAATTATTAGCTATAGTTGGACTTCGCAACGATGACTCGGAAGAACCGAGGATCAAGTTGCTTGGCCGCGTAGAACGTCTTGAAGGACGCAACAACGCGCTGTCCATAAGGATCGCTCTTATCAGCAGCATCGAGGATCGTGACCTTCGGAGCGAAGGGCGAGCCAGAAGCGGCCAACGAGGACAAGCTAGGAACACCAAACGCGCCACCACCTAGGAGGACGTTGGCGTAACCAGTGTTAGCACCAGTTGTTCCTACGCTGTTTTCAGCGATACCAGAGGCGGAGGTATTAAAGGTCTGGACGTTGGTCGAAGAGATGACCGACACGCCAAACAATTTACCAGTCTCACCTTTGAAGATTTGGTCGGGGGCAGAGTAGCTCGACACCTTCAACCAATCATCGTCCTGCTGTAGATCACGGATAACGGCAGGATGCGCAACAAGCGCGTAGCCGTCCTTGATCTTAGGAGCGCGAGCGATGAACAACGAAGTCGCACCATCGAGCAAGTCGGTGGCGGTCATTGCGCTGTTAGCAACGGACGAGGTAGCCCAGGTCGTTCCGTTTGTGCTGTTTTGAGCATAACGGGCATACGATTTGGTGGCTACGCCAGTACCAGTGCTGGTCGAGGAATCCTGCACCAACGCGCGGTGACAGAGTGTGTCAGCGTGGAGGGCGGCATCTTCGCCGAGTTGTTTAGTGGCCTGGGCAAGATGAGAAAATAGCTCTGTAGCGAGCACGACATCCGTGAGGATGATTTTGCTTCCATATTGCACCAGGGTTGCTTCAACCGAGGACAACGTTAGATCACGTTCGTCACCAGAAGAAGGAGTCGTTCCTTCCGAGAGGGAGGAGATCGCAGAGATGCTGGGATCGCCGAATCGGAAGAATCGGATTGTTTTGTTTCCACCCGTTTTGGTCGGGTAGGGGGCTTTCATTGCGAATTGCTCCATTTGAAGCAATGGGATTGCACGTTCCAATAACGCCTTCGAGAAGTACGTCTGGAACTGTGCGCTGACTGAACCAGTAGTTACCATATAATTAAGTATCCTTGTTTGTTATGACTACTCAACCTCTGTCAACTTCGGATGCCATTTTCATCAATTCACGTTCTTGCTCATCGAGCGAGAGTTCGTGAAAAGCTTTAGTCTTGGCAGGACCTTTTGGTTGTCCAGACGCTGGAGTAGTCGCTTTTCTGAGTTGAGAAAGTTCTTTCTCATACTCTGCAACCTTCTTTTTCAAGTCGGAGGCGGACTCCGCTTGGAGCTTCACCTTTGCAATTCCAACTGCATCCTTGATCCCCGCTGGGTAGTTGCGCAGGATAGCGTGGTTTTGCAACATTTCAGATACGGCTTTATACAATGTGCTGTTTGAATCTTTGAGTTCTGGATTTGCTTCCACTTCATCAAGCAAATTTTTATCCCAGGCAGACTTTAGTTCCGCTTGAGTCTTTTGCTCGACCTCTTTCCTTTCCTCAACTTCAATGTCACCAGCTTTTTGTTCGGCAAGTTTTGCAAGATCGTCACGGCCTTCATCACGGTAGCTCTTTGCTGCTTCCCTGTAATCTTCCGCGCTAAACTTGCGACTGCTCGATTTTGTCTCGCCTTGAGGAGTTTCTGAAGTCTTCCTTGCCCTTTCAGCCTCGATCTGTTCGCGTTCTGCTTTGATTCTGGCTTTCTCTGCTCGGACATCTTCCCACTCCTTCTCAAGTCGCGACTTAGCCTTCTCGTAACGGGTGGGCTTCTTTTCGGAAGCCGACTCCGACTTGTCTTCTGAAGATTGCGTTGTTAAAGAACTTTTGGCTTCCTCGGATTTCTCCTTGGTCGCTGAAACCTCATCCGAGGCTTCGAGTTTTGTTTGTTCGGCTTTATCAGCAGGCGCGGGTGTCTGCTCGTTATCTCCGCTGGCCTTTTCTGTAGCTTCTGTTTCTACTTTGGCTTTTTCGTCTTCCTTGGGAGTGGGAGTAAAATCCCGTCCTTCGTCAGCCGCTTGCGCCATCGCCAATACATCCGCTTCAGTAAGGTTATTTGAATCTGCCATTTGACCCTTTCTTTACACTTGTCGGTAGGGAGTCATTCTACCTAAAGGTTAGTCGGCTACTGGTTCATCCGATCCATCCCCATAGCCTGGAATGGCGGAGTTAAGTTTTTGGGTTGCGAGCGATTCTAAGGTCGCTACACAACCACGGAAACCTTTAGCATACCCACAAGCGTCTGCAAGTGCCTCTGATTTCTTCATTACCGCAGAGCCATTTTGACGCAGGGTTAGGTTAAGCAAAATAAGACTAAGCTTCTGTCCAGTTGGGGTTGACAAGAATCCAGTCCACGCCTTCTCGTCCTCATCTTCCCACTTAGGTTCGTTGACCCATTCTTGGTTGCGAATGAATGCCAATGCTGCTTTTAGTTTTCTCATAGTTTTATTGCCCAAGAATCCCCTTGGAATAGCGTATAGTCCTTTTGTCCTATTTCCTCAAGTAAGGCCATCTTGACTGACTTCCAACTCCAATCGTGACCAGCCATAATCCCGCCTTCTCTAAGCTTCTTGCGCCAACCTTTTAGGTCTGCCAGCACGCCTTCGTACCTATGATCTCCGTCAATATAAACTAGGTCTAGCTCGCCATCCTTGAAGAACTCAAGCGCATCCAAGCTTTTGCCTCTGCTATATAAAACATTCTTAAATGGAGATACGCGCTCTTGGAATGCGTCAAAGACAAACTTCATTGGGCATTGTTGACTAGCCCTATCGTTAATGTCATAGCCATTTAGCCAAGGATCTACGGCAAGAACATCCTTAAAATACTTTGCGAGAACTACTGTTCCCTCACCACTATAAGAACCAATCTCAACCGCCCTATTATTTGCACCTTGTTCATTCGCCCACTCGCACAGCTTTGCCAAGCCTTCCGCTTGGAAGGCATCCCGCATTACTGGTACTTTCAACCCGCCATCGGTGCTGGTGCTTGGCCTTGCATTGCTTCTTGAGGCAATTGTTGCCCCTGCTGTTGCATCTGAGCCTTACCTGCATCACGAAGCTGTTTCTGGATAGCGCGGGATGTGTTTGGGTCAACCTGTTCTAAGGCTGCCAAGTGCTGTTGTAAGTGTGCCATCAGAACTTGCATTGCGCTCTGATCGACCTGCTGTTGTCGCTGTTGAGCCGCTTGGTTAAACGCGAATAGAACGGATATATGCGCCTTGTGATCGTCGCTAGGCTTGATCGCGACTGGGAATCCAGTTGCAAGCATAGTCGCGATTTCAGTCGCTTGATCTTCAGCTTGATCGCCAGAGGCTGCGTTTGGATCTTGGAAGAGTCTGCGGACCAGCGAGGGATCATCTTGTTCAAGCACTGACTTTACCAGTTCGCCTTGGTTCACGAAAGGATTATTTTGGAACATCTGCATTCGCGCCACAGACTTCTGCAACGCAAACTGGCGATTAATAAAGTCAAGTCCACCCTTCGGCTCAATCGAATACTCGTCGTGGATACCGTCTGGAGGCATCGATCCAGTTTCTTCCGCATAGCGATACATCAAGTCTTTCTTGTTGTACTGCGTGTAAAGCGACCAGCACTGCTTGAAGAGATGCGCCAATCCCATTCGGAACATACGATTGCGTAAATCGCCAGACGCTGCTGCCTGTGACTGCAACGCTTGAATCTCGGTAGCAGTCTTGCGATCCGATACCTGGAACTGCGAGCCAGAACCAAAGTCTGGATTGCCCATCCGCTGTTCAGAAAGCAGACGCTCTTCGAGCATCAACTTCTGGAAGTCAAATGGAGGTTGGCTAAACTGAACTGGCTTTAAGCCTTGTGGCAGAATCTGCCCAGGCTGCATCTTCAAGTTCGATGTGTTTAGCGAGATCGGATTCTGTGCTTCGAAAACGGGTCGGTTGGCAAGCTCCACGTAGTCGCTTAGTGAATTTTTGAGCTTATTTAAGAGGTTCTCGTTCGGGAGCAGAATTTCTGCTACGCCTCTAGGACTATACCAACCGCCCCCTGTGACCT